AGTTAGAAGTGACTGGATATAGACCCCCGCAACCCCCGCGACCCCCGCGCAAAACGAAAGGAAACTATGGAAAAACCGCAATCTTTGCCGGTTGAGTTCGATCAGATACCGTTTGAGCTCAAGAAAATACCCCGGTGGGTTATGTGGCGATTTGTGGAGGTGGGGGAGGGCGAGAGCCGCAGGTGGTCGAAGCTGCCCGTACAGTCCAACCTACACGCCGCGAGTAGCACCAACCCAAGCACCTGGACGGACTTTCTGAGCGCGCAGAACGCCTACCAAACCGGCAAGTTCGACGGTGTGGGGTTCGTGTTTGACGGCTCCGACGGGTTGGTTGGGATCGACTTGGACGATTGCTACGCTGGGGGTCAATTTACCGCCCCAGGAGCGTCCCAAATCGCTGAGTCGATACCTGGGTACATGGAGGTGTCTCCGAGCGGCACAGGCGTCAAAATATTCACTTTGGCAGCCATCCAATCTGCCCATGTGGATCACGACAAGGGGCTCGAGATCTACCCGCGGGGGAGGTACTTTACCGTAACTGGGCAGCACATCGGGGGTGCGATACCCGCGTCCCCCATTGATCTGTCCCCAATTATCCCGGAGCGGTCGGTGCGGGTCACGGGCGATGCGTTCGCGGACTACACCCCGCCCGTGGCGGAGTACGATGTGTCCCGGGTTGAGACTGAGTTACTCGCGCACATTGACGCGAACTGCGGGTACACCGATTGGCTGAGGGTTGGTATGGCGTTGCACCACCAGTTCAACGGTGATGTGGAGGCGTGCGAGGCGTGGGATCGTTGGTCTTCGACCACCACGGGCACCTACCACCCCGGCGAGTGCGCCCGGAAGTGGGATAGCTTCACCAAGGGCAAGGGCGCGACGCTGCGCTCCATCATCTTTGAGGTCAACCAAACAAAAAAGAAGGAGGCGCTTGCTCGGGGTGAGATTGTGCTTGAGTTGGCGCCGCTCGATCACGCACAGGAATACCTTGAGTCGGAGCACACCAATGAGGAGGGAACCACCCTGGTTCATTACGCGTCGGAGTTCTTCAAGTACACGGGCAACTGCTATGAGCCGGTGGAGGACGCAACGGTTAGGTCTAAGATGTACACATTCCTGAACAAGTGCAAGAAGACCGACCGCAGGGGCAACCTGATCCCGTTCGCGCCCACGCCACCATCGGTGAGCGCGGCGATCGATGCGCTCCAGGCGATCATCCACCTACCGCAGGCGGCGCACTCGCACCCGCCCGTGTGGTTGGACGGGTTTGGGGATAGCCGACCGGAGGCGTCGAAGTTGATCAGCCTGAAGAACGGGCTCTTCCACCTTGAGGACTCGGTGCTACTCCCGCACACGCTTGGGTTCTTCACGCTTAACAGTCTGCCATTTGAGTACGACCCCAAGGCAGAGTGCCCGGTGTGGGAGGAGTTTCTGCGGCAACTATGGGAGCACGACCCGGAGTCGATCGACACGCTACAGGAGATCTTCGGGTACATTCTCTCCGGGGACACGGATCAGCAGAAGTTTTTTAACATCATCGGACCGCGCCGGTCAGGCAAGGGCACGATCAACAAGGTGCTAGTTGATCTGCTTGGGCAGCACAACACGGTGGCACCGGAACTAGGGGAGTTGTGTGACACATTCGGACTACAGCCATGGCTTGGCAAACTACTTGCATCGTTTACGGACGCGCGTGCGCCGGAGAGGAATCGCAGCGCTGTTGTTTCTCAGCTTCTGCGTATTGTTGGTGGTGATACCGTCACTGTAAACCGCAAGAACAAGGAGGCATGGAACGGGTACCTGCCCACCCGGATCGTGATCTACTCAAATGAGGTCATGCAACTCACGGAGAACAGTAACGCGCTCACGGGTCGTATGATCGTGCTCAAGATGACGAACTCATTCTACGGGCGCGAGGACACGCAACTCTCCGCCAAGTTGAAGGCGGAGCTCTCCGGGATATTTAATTGGAGCATGGTGGGTCTTCGCAGGCGGTTGGCTCGCGGTGGCAAGTTCATACAACCAAAGTCTGGCACCGATCTCTTGCGGGTGATGGAGGAGTTGTCCAACCCGCTAGGTTCGTTCTTCGACGATGTGCTGGTGCTCGACGCTGAGGGCGAGGTGTCCAAGGACGACCTGTACCATGTCTTCAAGAAGTGGTCAATGAACAAGGGACTGCACCCCGGCACCGACCTGACATTCAAGCGCAAGTTCTTGGCGGCGACGGGCGACAAGCCCATCACCACGGCTGAGAACCGAGCCAATGGCAACCGGGTTCAGGTGTACCGGGGTATCAGACTCACGGCCAAGGCGCAGCAGTACGCCGACAGCCTTAACGACACAATGGAAAGAGAGGAAGTATTTTGATAGTCGGAATAGGCTCAGACATTGTGAGCATTGACCATGTGGGCAACTGCTACAAGAAACAATCGTGGGCGTTCGTGCACAGAATCTTGGGCAAGGACGAACTCGACTACTTCGCGCAGATCTCCGACAACCGCGCCATGTCGGTGAGCTACTTGGCTCGCCGGTTCGCGGCCAAGGAGGCTACCCTGAAGGCTATGGGCACGGGCATAACGCCGGAGTTAGATCTAAGGGATGTCCAAATACTGAACGACTTCAAGGGCAAGCCTGAGCTCTTCATTGAGAAGCCTGGGCTATATCCGCACAAGGCTCATGTTACAATCACGGACAATCACCGCGACGTTGTCGCGTTCGTTATATTGGAGAAAGTATGAATCAGATGCACCCATCAGGCATGACCCAAGAGCGTTGGGATTGGCCGTTCAAGACACCCGAGGAGCGCAAGTTGGTTGTGAAGTACTTTAATAAACTCGCGCGTGAGAGTAAACAAAACAAGGTAGATCCTGCATTAGTCTACGGGGAGGCGCCGCTATGAGCATCGTCGGACGAATTGGTAAGTGGACGTCAAAGGCCGCGCTCGAGGAGGCGCTCCAGCAGGTTAACGACGAGGACCCGGTGATGGTGGTGAGCATCAGCAGGACCGACAATCAGATGCGCTACTGGACCGCGAACTGTAGCAACATGGAGGCCAACTGGATGGCCGACAACATCAAGGACGACGTCATGGGAGGACGGCTATGAGTGACCTACACCAAGCACTAGCGCAGGAAGAAAAGCCGCCAGTTAAGACCTACTGCGGTGGCAAGCCTAACTACTGCACACCTGAACAGGGTAACAGAAGTCCAAATTACCCCGTTTCTGAATCTAGTACCCCATTTGTCGATGCCGTAAACATGAGCCAAGAACGTGTCGACGAAACGGCAAAACGTGAACATGAGCCTTGGCAATCCGTTCAATGCACTTGCGGTGGGACAATCTATTTCAAGCACACAAAGCGTGAATGGGTTGGGCTGACTGATGATGAAATAATAAAATGCTTTGATAGTGTGGCCTTCGGACAAGTTGAAGATGATTTAATAATCAATAAACACGTCAACATCTTTAGAGCCATTCATTTCATCGAAGCCAAACTAAAGGAGAAGAACACATGAGCGACATGGTGAACCACCCGCCGCACTACAAGTCCGGCGGGATTGAGACGATCGACTTTATTGAGGCCAAGGAGCTGCCCTACCACTTGGGCAATGTGGTGAAGTACATCAGCCGGGCGGGGATCAAGTCACACTGCCCGCTTGAGGATCTCAAGAAGGCTCAGTGGTACCTGAACCGGTATGTCGAACTAATGGAGAAGACTAAATGAACTTAGTTGAAAAACAATACATTGTGACCAACGGCGGCGCCGGCGAGTTCTTGCTATGGATGCTACTTGTGATCTTGGTGGGTATTTTAATTGGGATGAGGGAGGACAAAAATGGCAGAGGCAGGTAAAGGATCGCGTCACCGCGCGGTCAATAAGGAGGCGTTTGAGGCAGGTTGGGATCGTATATTTGGCGGCGTGAGCTCCCCGTGCGTTGAGGTGTGTGAGTTGGACTACTCCGCCAATGTGTGTCGAGGATGTCATCGCACCTTAGATGAGGTCGCAGCGTGGGGATACGCCAACGACGATGAAAAGAAACGAATCCTTAACAATGTACAGGAGCGAAGGAAACATGTCGAAAATAATAAAAGTTAGTTTGTCTCAGCTTCTTCAGGGTCAAGGAGAATCTGACGCCGACTTAGCGTTTGCAAAAGTGTTGGATGTTATGGATGAGCACGGGGTGTGCTACTGCCGATTTACTAAGGAGGATGGGGTTCAGATCATTAACCCACGCTACAACCAACGCATATCGGGGGCGATTGCGGATGCTTGATACATGAAGATCAGACCGATCTCTCTAAAGCAAGCACAACAGTTTGTCGCTGATCATCACAGGCACAACAAACCCCCGCAGGGTCATAAGTTCAGCGTGGGTCTGTTTGATGGTGACGATCTGATAGGGGTTGCCGTGGCGGGCAGGCCGGTCGCAAGGCTATTGGACGACGGTCTTACCTTGGAGGTGACGCGTACATGCACATTAGGCACCAAAAACGCAAACTCTATGCTATACGGGTCTATCGCCAGGGCTGCCACTGCGTTAGGTTATATTAAGTGCATAACATACACGCAAAAAGAAGAGACGGGGGCGAGTTTACGCGGAGCCGGGTGGGTGGCAGTCGCTGAGTTAGCTCCCCGCGGAGGGTGGAACATGCCCAACAGAAAAAGGGCGGAAACAAACATTGAGTATGTTCCGCGTATTCGATGGGAAAAAATTGTTAACAAATAAAAGGATTATAAATAATGC